CGCGACCAGGCGAGCCACAGCACCTGGCGGAACTCCGCGCGGAGCTCGTTCAGGCGCTGGACCTCGATGGTCCGCACGTCCCGGATCTGGTACTTGTGCAGCGCGCCGAAGATGGCGGCCTTCTGCGAGGCCACCGGCAGCGGCATGTGCTGATTGATGACGTACTGGTAGCCGTCGATCGTGTCGGGATCGCCGGCCGCCATTCCGGCTTTCCACAGCGGCTGGCCCGCCGTGTCGCCCGTGAACTGCGGCACCTTGATCTTCTTGAGCCCAAGGAGCATCTGGTCATGGAACATGAACCGCGCCGCCGTGGGCCCAGTCCGCTGCGCGCGGTACGCCGGGTCGACCGAATGGACCAGGCCGACGATCTCGTCGTAGGTGATCCCCGTCGCGGACGCGGTGGTGATGCCCGACGCGGTCGACGCGGTGACGATGCCTTTGGGCTGGCTCGCGCCCGTGCCGACGGTGAAGTGCCGGTTCGTGATACGCGCGATGCGCTCGCCGAGGAGCTCGCCGACGCGGCCCTGGAAGTTGACCGCGTTGTCCTGCATGAACTCGACCGACACCGGAATCTTCCGCGAGCTGTAGGTGTAGGCCTCGAGCACGAGCTGGCCGAGCGTCGGCAGGACCTCGTTCGTCTCTTCGACGGACTCGCCGATGATCGCGCCCTCATTGCTCGTGTCGTTCATCGTCGGGAACGGCAGGTTGCTGCCGGTGTCGGTGCGCGTGACCGTGGCGACGGTGCGCATGCCGCCGAACGCGAGCAGCGCGACCTCGAGCGCGCGCATCAGCTCGTCCTGGCGCAGATAGTGGCCGCCAGTATCCGGGCTGACGACGTCGACGCCCAGATAGCCGCGCTCTTCCCAGTCGCGCAGGTCCTGCGCGCGCAGCGAGGCCGGCGGACGGGTGGCCAGCGCCAGGAGGATGCGGTTGTCGTCGGGCGAGACGTGGCAGCGCTCCATCGCCGCGAGCTGCGCCGCGGTGCGCTTGTTGCCCATGAACCAGCCGCGAAACGCGTCCGATTCGTCCTGCCGCTGGCGGGCCTCCGCGGCCGGAGTGCGCTCGGTGCCACGGCCGCCGCCGCGGATTTCCTGGCTGGGCGGCGTCGGGTCAGTGCGGCGGCCCGTGCCTTCGGCGATCTGGGCGACCTTCAGCAGCCGGCGCTCGGTGACCAGGAGCGCCTCGCGGTCGGCGTCCATCTTGTCGAAGCTCTCGCCCTCTTCCTTCGTGAGGTCGCGCGTCTCCGCCTTCGCCTTGGCGAGGAGCGCTTCCATGTCGGTGCCGAGCTTGTTGATTTTTTCGCGAAGTTCCTTCGGATCCATGTGCGCTCTCCTGGGCCTGCGGAGAGAGCGCGATCGGTCGGAAGTGACACGAGGGGCGCCTCAGAGCGCAGGCGATCCTCGAATGAGTTCGCCGGCACCAGGCGCCCGATCCGGGCTTCCAGGTGAGTTGTCGCCGGCCGCCGCAGAGGACCCCTCCGCGCGCGGCCGGCTCACGTTCGTCGGTCAGCCTACACCAGCTCGAGGAAAGACGAGTTTTTCAATTAATTAATTCGGTGAGCGCGGCGCTGGATTAGTGTGACAGGGCCGGTCACGGCAACCCGATGGACCTGATCATTTTCGTCCTCGTCGTCTCGCTCATCGGATTCTTGGTGTACGTCATCACCACCAAGATCCCGATGCCACCAGGGTGGGCAACCACCATCCAGATCGCGGCCTTGGTCGTGATCATCCTCTACGTCCTATCGCGGTTCGTCACCCTGCCGAACGTCTTGCCTCGGTAGGGACGCCACCGCGACAGTCGCGCACCAACGTCTGTCGCACGACCTTCGCGAGCGACTCGCCGCGTGTGTCGGCGGCCTGGCGGATCGCCTGGTAGGTCTCGAGCGGCACGCTGGTCGTGACGACGACGAGGCGCGTGCCGGCTGGCTTGGGCGGACGGCCGACGCGCGCGCCCTGGCTCATCTGGCGGTGGCCTTCAGCCACCGGCGATACCAGTCGGCGGACGGACGGCGCCGCGGCGCCTGGTCCTGCCGAAACGTCTCGAGGGAGCGGACCGCGACCTCGGTGGACGGATAGGCGGGCTCGCTCACGATCGAGACCTCGCGGACGATCATGTCGTGCACCTCGCGGACAACTTCGTCATCCTCGAAATTCCAGCGGAGCTCCTGCGGCGTCAGGTCCTGGAAGCGAAATGACATCCCGGTAATGTCGCCGCGCTTGATCGACTTCATCAGATCGCGAATCCACTGCTGCGACGTGTCCGGATCGTTGTCCATCCTGAGGCCGTGCGCCTCCTTCGTCAGCCGGAGCGTGCCGGCGCGGACCCGGCCGAGGACCTTGCTGGTCTGATGATCGAAGTAGGCGCGGACGTCGAGCGCCTCGCGCAGCGTGCGATCGATGGCGGTCGGCAGAATGCGCTCGCGGAAGCCCCCGAAGTCCTCCGACAGCGTGTAGAACACGATCGGAAAGCCGCGCAGGCGCTTATCGTCGGTGACCTCGGCGCGGTACGCCACGCCGACCGACCGAGTTTCCCACGTGCTAGGCGTCGCGGTGGCCACGGACATACGCCATCTCCTGTTCGAACAAGTCATCGGCAAACGCCTGCGGGCGGTCCCGTTCCCAGCGATCGAGCAACTGCGCGAGTGAGGCGGCGAGGGCGCCCGCGTCGCCGTCGGCCACCGCCTCGAGCTGCCGGCGGGACTCCGCGATGTGCGCCTCGGCCAGCGTGCGTGCGCGATCGGCGGCAGATTCGGTCGACCGGATCCACGCCAGGTGCACGGCGACGACCGGCTGGAGCGCCTGCACCATCAGCGCTTGGTGGCCGTCGTAGAAGCTCAGCATCGAGGCGCGCAGTTTCTCGGGCGAGGCCGCGGTCCGACGCGCGCGGGTCGTTTCCCGCTCCACCATCAGCCGCATCGTGTGCGCCGCGAGCGCCCGATGCGCGGACATCGACGCGGCGTGACCGGCCTCGACCTGGCGCTGCTCGTTCTCGCGCGCCGTCAGCGTGTCGGTCAAAGTCGTTTGGAGTCGGTCTCGATCGGTCTGGGCGGCGGTGAGGGCCGTCGCCGCGAGCGTCGCCTCGTGCTGGAGCCGCACCGCGTCAGCGGTCGCCGCCTCGCGCGCCGCCTTCTCCGCGTCGACCTGTTGCTGGCGCTCGGCGGCGAGCGCGTCAGCGGCCGCTGCGCGCGTGCGCGCCTCCTCGAGGGCGGCGGCCTGATCTGGATCGGCCGGCGCCGGCGTCTTGGCCTTCGCCGTCTTGGCCTTCACGTTGGCGTCGATGATGTCGTCGAGCCGGTCGGCCGGGACCATGGCGCCCTGGATGAGGTACTGGTCGCCCTGGTCGCCCGGCTGCGGGTTCCAGTCGTCGAGGTCTCGCCACTCATTGGCGCTGATGACACCACGATCGCGGGCGAGGGCGAGCGCCTCGTTCTGGCTCCGCCAGTCGCCCCTGAGAAACGCGCGCACGTTGTGCTTGAAGAACTGGTGCCGGTATTCGAGCCGCGGAATGAGCTTGCGGTTGCACTCCTCTTCCCAGATCTTGATCCAGCGGAGCAGGGTGCTCTTGTAGTAGTCGAGATCGAGCCGTTCGATGTTGTTGTCGGTCGCACGATCGAGGCTCTTCAACTTGTGCAGCGGCATGCTGAAGAACCGCGCGACATCCGCGATCGCCGCCTCGCGGGTCTCCGTCATCTTCCCTTCGCCGGGCGCGATCCCGAGCCGCTGGTACGCCAGCTTCTGCAGAATCAGGAACCGGTGGGCGCGGTCGGGCCCCTGGTGAAAGCCCTCGAGCTCCTTGCGAATGGCCGCCAGCTCGTCGTCCTCGAGCGTTTCGCCCTCTTTGGTCGAGAAGATGCCGCCAAACGTGGAGCCGTTGCCGAAGAACGCGGCGGCGAAGCGCTCCGACGCGAGCGCCAGCCCGATCGTGAGCCGGGCCAGGTTGACGACGTCGTACCCGACCGTGCCATCGAACCCGATGCCCTGGATATGCAGCACGTCCATCGCGTCGAGCTCGGTCTTGCCGTCGATGCGGTACGTGAGCCGGCCCAGCCGGCCGGAGTTGAGCTTGGGCCGGAAGGGTTCGACCCGATCAGGCGTCAAGACCCACAGCTCGGCCGGGCGGCCCGCCCCATCGCGCTCGATCTCGGCGTAGCCGTTCCCCCAGGTGAGCGCGTGCGCTTGGATCGTGCGGCGGAGCACCATCGAACCCATCTCCGGGTTCGGCTCGTCGTGCATCATCCGGTACAACTTGGACTCGACATAGGGCTCTTTGCCGCCGTTTCGCAGCCGTTTGTGGAGGACGAGCGGCAAGGCGGCAATATCTCCGCTGATTTGCTGGACCGCGTCGAAGACGGCCGAGTAGGTGGCGGCGTTCTCGTGGGTGACCGAGACGCCCGAGGCGGTCGCGCCGCCGCCGCTGTAGAGCGACGCGGTCGCCGGATCTTTGATGGAATGCGGCCCGAGGAAGAACGACCGCAGCGCGCGCACGACCGTCAGGGGCCGGCGCCAGCGCCAGGCCGGTGTCGTGGGCGCCGGGGGGAAGACCTGGAGATAGCTCACGCTCTGCGGTTGCCCAAGATGCTAGCGCCCAGAGGCGCCGCGTGGGACTACCACATATAGCGCGCCTACCGACGGCTGACGCCTTCCCTCGTCGTGAACCGCGCTTGACACCGATCGCACTCGCGCCGGCGCTTGATACTCGACCCAATGCGATCGGGGAGACTCCTGACGACCCGCGTGCGGTGGTGGCCACAGGCCGGGCAGGTGAAGTTCCGCGCCAGGTCCTCGCCTGCCGACGGCCCGCGCGAGTCGGCGGGCGGCTTAGACAACGATCACCCGCGCGCCGCTGGGGCGCTTGGCCGGCAGAATCATCAGTTGCTGAATCGCCATCGCGGCCGCCACCGCGCCGTCAATCCTGAGCACCTCGGTGGGCTTTTCAATCCAGAGCGCGCCGATCCGATCGCGCTGTGGCTCGGCGTTCGCGATGTTCCAGGCCAGGACCGGATGACCGTCGTGGCGCAATCGCCGGCTGGCCACGAGGATCTCGATGAGCTTGAACGCCTCCGACAGTTTCTTGCCCTGGCCGACGGCGACGATGTCCTTGCCGAACCGGCCCTCGTCGCGCAGCTTCACGAACATCATCGTCGCGTTGTGCTGGTCCATCCCCAGCCGCTGCAGCTTGAAGTGTTTGCGCGCCCAGAGAATCTTTTCGTAGACGACCTGGTGATCGATCACGGCGCCACGCGTTGCCTCGATCTTGCCGGCCGTCCGCCAGAGGTCGTACGGGATGCGCTCGGTGCGGACCCGCTCGAGGAGCGTCGCCTCCGGAATCCAGAAGTAGGGCACGAGCTCGACGTGGAAGTTGAGCGTCAGCGTGATCGTCGTCGCCTGGCCGGCGTCGTCGCGGCCGGCGATCTCGACGACCTCGGGCGCCGCCTCTGACGGTGGATCGTCGAAGCGGAGCGCGACGACGAGCGAGGTGAGATCGAGCGTCGCGGAGAGGTCCGCGCCGGCGGCCGCGGGCCGCGCGTCGGGATTGCCGTCGGTGACGGCCGCCACCTGGCACGCGTCCCAGCGGTCGGTCGTGATCCAGACCCGTCGACTCGACGTCCAGATGCCGAAGTTGAGCTGCATCACGGTCGCGAGGTTACTGGCGATCGCGGTCGAGTCGACCTGCGACTGGAGGTACGCCCGGGTCGGCAGGCGGTAGGCCAGCGACGGATTCGCCTTGGGCCACACGGCCGGATCTTTCCAGTCGTCACACGCGTCGCAGCCGGGATTGGGTTGCCAGTACCCGTCGGCCCGGCACGGCTCGCACGGGTCGAGCTGACAGATGAACGCGAACCACTGCTCGTCGACGACCGCGCCCTCGAGCACCTTCATCGAATGCTCGTGGTACTCCCAGCAGATCGACGTGCGATCGAAGCCCGCATTCGTGATGCAGAAGAGCCCGGGCTGCCGGCGCCGCTTGAACCCGGCGCGCATCTTCGTGACGACCGTGCGATCGCGATGCTCGTGCAGCTCCTCGATGAGCACAAAGTGCGGCCGCGGTCCGCTCTTGTTGCGGGTCTCTGAGGACTCGACGCGGAAGAACGATCGGCTCGGCAGGTGCGCGATGTTGAAGCGGTCGACCGTGAGCCCCATCTCCGCGGCGCGCGGCGACGTCTCGGCCATCCGGCGCGCGTCGCGGAACGGAATCTCCGCCTGGCCTTTGTCGAACGCGGCGACGTAGACCTCGGCGGCCGGCTCGTTGTCGTAGCGCAGCACATACAGCCCGATGCCGGCGAGCTTCGGACTCTTGCCCGACCCTTTGCCCGTGCACTCATAGGCGACCGTGAAACGGCGCCCGTCGTCGCTCACCCGGCGCCAGCCGAAGAAGCAGCCCACCACGAACGCGGCCGCCGGCGTCAGGAGGAAGGGGGCGCCGTCCTCGAGCGTCAAGTACTCCGCGAAGAACTCGATCACGTGGCCGGCAGCGTCCGCACTGAACCAGAACGGGAAGCGCTCGGTGCGCTGGCGCTCGAGGTCGCCGAGATGACGCTCGCACGCGAGCCGGACCATCCGCCCGGCGACGATGCGCCCGGCCTGGACGTCCTTCGCGTAGCGCGTCACCGGGTCGAGCGGCGCGCGCGGCGGCAGCCGGCGGGTGCGGCCTGGCTGCTCAGTGAGGACGGGAGTCATCGGGCGGCTTCAACTTGGGAATGCGATCGCCGAACGCCGGCGCCGTGGTCGCCGAGCTCGCGGCGAGCGGGGGCGCGGCGCTGCTGAACGTCCGCACTTGCACGCGTGATCGGGCCGCCGGCGTCATCCCGAATTCGGCCTCGAGGCCACGCACATGAATGAGCGCGCGGTTCGCGAGGCTGACGTACGGATTCTGTGCCTGATACCAGCGGCCGCTCTTCGTGCGCATGCGAATCACCTGGCCGCGCTTGGCGACGTCGACCTCCGCGCGCTGCCACCGCGCCCAGACCTGGCAGTACTGGGCGAGCGCGCCGAGATCGATCCGCGTGAGGAGCCCGACCCGCTCGAGTTCGCCGGCGAGCTCGCGCCAGCGCGCCTTCGCGGTCTTCGACAACCAGGACGGCGG